ATTGCAGGCTATGCTCCCACCTCATATCCGAAAGTGGTACACGGTCTTAAAGACCAAATCCTAGAACGTGCCGAAACGGTATTAGCAGCTCACTCACCGAAAGCTGCCTTAAGCATAGCCAACGCAATAGATGATGATGGCTCTATACCAGGAGCGAGTATTAGAATGGAAGCAGCTAAACAAATACTAGATAGAGTAGGTTTAGTTAAACGAGAGAAGATAGATATTAATGCCAAAGTAGCCCATGGTATTTTTATACTGCCAGCCAAAGAAGCATAATGAAAAATATATTATACAAGATATTTATTTGGTCAGGAAAAATACATAGTTGGTCGTGGACAATGTTATATGGGAAACGAAACAATGAGTCTAGGTCTTAGAAAAAGAATTGCAAGAACTGTTCCATTTGGCTACAAAGTAAGTGAACAAGACGAGAAATTATTAGAGCCGATCCAAGAGGAACTCGAAGCTATAGAACAAGCAAAACAATATATTAAAAGTTGTTCCTATCGAGAAGTTGCTGGTTGGATGGAAAGAAAAACGGGTAGATATATATCTGCTCCTGGCTTAAGAAAGGTATTAAATAGAAATGGCTGAATACACATTTAGAGGTTATATTATAGGTCCTCAAGAATATGAGCCCGCTTATGATAAAGATGGAAATCGAAAAAAAAATAATAGAAAGTTATCACCTAATAAAGAAAGTGTAACTATAAAAGCGTCTGGTTCTACTGAGGCTGAAGCAAAAAAAATAGCGTCTAAAGATATTAAAAATTCAAAACAATATGAAAGATTTAAATCTAATATTGCTTCTGATGCTCCAACAAATCCTCGTGTACAAATAGAAGAAAAATCTAAGCATGATGCAAAATTTAAAGCAAAAATAAAAGCTGCAGGAGCAGGCAGTATAATGCTAGGGCCAGATTTAGTTAGACCAGATGATAAAAAATATTTTGGAACTACTGACAATAGAGGTTATAGAGATATAAAAACTAGAGGCAGTTAATGGTAGACAATGTCGAACCACCTAAGAAAAAAAAGAAAACTATAGCTAAAGCAAAACGATCTGCTAAAGCTAGCATTAGTGATATAGCTAAACAAGTACAGAAAGCTAAAGATGATTATCACAATGCACAAAAAAAGTTAAAGAATAAAAAAGAAGCTATTAAAAAAGCTGATGATACTCTAGAGAATAAACAAAATATAGTTATTGAAGAAGATCTAGAAGTAGTACCACCAAATGTAAAGAAGGCAGTACAAGAGCGAGAGGTTATATTTGAAGCTAACGAAGGTCCTCAAACTCAGTTCTTAGCTGCATCAGAACGAGAAGTATTCTATGGTGGTGCAAGAGGTGGAGGTAAATCATATGCAATGCTTATTGACCCACTACGATATTGTGATAGGCAAAAACATAGATGTTTATTAATTAGACGTTCTATGCCAGAACTAAGAGATTTAATTAATCACTCACAACAATTATATCCAAAGGCTTATCCTGGAGCTAAATGGAGAGAGCAAGAAAAGGAATGGAGATTTCCATCAGGAGCAAAAATAGAATTTGGATATGCTGAAAATACTACTGACGCACTTAGATATCAAGGTCAGTCTTATACATGGATTGGAATTGATGAGCTACCACAATATCCCAATGCAGATATTTATAATTTTTTAAGATCTTCTCTTAGATCAGTAGATCCTGAGATACCAGTATATATGAGAGCCACTGGTAATCCTGGCAATGTAGGATCAACATGGGTTAAAGAAATGTTTGTAGACCCTGCAGTACCTAATGAAAGGTTCTCAATAGATATTCAAACACCAGTTGGTAATAGATCAATAACAAGAAGATTTATACCAGCTAAGTTACAGGATAATCCTTATTTAATGCAAACCGAGGATTATTATATTATGTTGGCTTCTTTGCCTGAAGTGCAGAGAAAACAATTTTTAGATGGAGATTGGGGAGCATATGAAGATGCAGCTTTCCCAGAGTTTAACAGACAAGTACATGTAGTTAAACCATTTGACATTCCTAGAAATTGGCATAAGTTTAGATCTTGTGACTGGGGATACTCATCTCCTGCATGTGTACTATGGTTTGCTATAGACTTTGATAATAATCTTTGGGTATACCGAGAGTTATACACACAAAAAGTTGTAGCAGATATGTTCGCAAGACAGGTACTAGATATGGAACGTGGTGAGTATATTCGTTATGGTATATTAGATTCCAGTACTTGGGCAAGAAGAGGTGATGTAGGTCCAAGTATAGCAGAAACAATGATAACTGCAGGATGTAGATGGCGACCATCTGATAGATCACCAAGAAGTCGTATAAATGGTAAGTTAGAATTACATAAACGATTTTCAGTTAGAGATAGAGGTAATGAAAAAAAACCTTCTTTATTTATTTTTGATAACTGTATAAATTTAGTACGAACACTACCTCTACTACCGTGTGATAAAAACAATCCAGAAGATGTTGATACACACACAGAAGATCATGCATATGATGCATTACGTTACGGTTGTATGTCTCGCCCCATTAACACAGAACGAGATGGTTTTGATGGCTTTGAAAAGCATAAAAATTTTAAACCAGCAGATAGAGTATTTGGATACTAATGGATATAGACAATAAAAAATTAAGAGTAGGCTTTCAGGATCTTATTATTAAAGTAGAAAATCCTGATTTTAAAAAAGATAACCTAACAGATTGCTATGGTCAATACTTACAACGTGAGAATGCCATACAAATAAATGCAGGACTAGAACCTCATGATCTGTTAAATACAGTTATACATGAGATTTTTCATGCATGTGTATATGTAAGTGGATTAACTCAAAAGGATAATCCTCTTTCAGATGATGATAAAGAAGAAACTGTAGTAAATAATTTAGCTAATATATATCATACAGTTATAAGAGATAACCCATGGCTTCTTAAATTTATGCAAGAAGCTATAACAAAAACAAAAACTAAGGAGAAATAAATGCCAAACATAATGCAAAAATATAAACAAGGCGATCTAGACGAAAACAATGCAGGTTACGGAAACTCTGCTAAGTCTGGCAAACCTGCTAATAATATGCCTGCTGTTGAAGAAGGCGGAAAAAACGAAGACGCACCTAAAGTAAAATCTAATATGGTTGACGGAAAAGTATTTTCTATGGCTGACGAACGAGACTACTAAACTAGGAAATAATACATGGCTGATATAGAGAATCCAACTGATGACATTTTAGGATTAGACGAGCCAGATGATGATAAGTCTTATGACCAAGAGTTTTCAGATCTTCAAGGTTTAATTAAAGGAAGATTTATAAAATCTGAAGACTCAAGATTATTTGATGAAAGTAGATGGTTACGAGGATATAGAAACTATAGAGGAATCTATGGTTCTGATATGTCCTTTACAGAAAAAGAAAAGTCTAGAGTTTTTGTTAAAATAACAAAGACTAAAGTTCTTGCTGCTTTTGGTCAACTTATTGAGGTTTTGTTTTCTGCTGGAAAATTTCCAATTGGAATAGAACAGACAGATGTACCTGAAGGTATAGCAGAATATGCTAGAATAAAACAAGATGGAGAAAATCCAGAGCCAAAAGAAAATGATAATGTTGATCTTTATGGTTATCCAGGTGATGGTAAAGACATGGAACCTGGTACTACTACAGCTGATTTACTTAGAGGTTTATCTAGTGAGTATGAAGGAATTGATTTTGTTGAAGGAGCTTCACCTACATCACCACAAATACCACACATAGAACCAGCTAGACAAGCAGCTGAAAAACTAGAAAAGTTAATACACGATCAATTAGAAGGCACTTCTGCAATAACTATGTTACGACATGTATTGTTTGAAATGGTTTTACTTGGTACAGGAGTATTAAAAGGACCTTTTACTCATGAAGAAGTTTTACATGCATGGGATAAAGATGAAGAAACTGGTGAAACTATATATAACCCTAAAGGTAAAACTGTTCCTAAATTAGAAGCAGTTAGTGTTTGGGATTTTTATCCAGACCCTGATGCTACTAGTATAGAAGATTGTGATTATGTAATACAACGACATTCGTTAAACAGAACACAATTAAGAAATTTAAAAAATCGTCCTTTCTTTAGAAAGAAAGCAATCTCTGAATGCATTTCAATGGGAGAAAATTATGAAGTTCGTGGTTTTGAAACATCGTTATTAGATAGAGAAAATGTAGATGATCTTAAAAAGAAAAGATTCGAAGTATATGAATACTGGGGATCAATGGATAAGCAACTTGCAGAAGAAGCAGGAATAGAACTAGACGATAGTATGGATGATTTAGATGAAGTGCAAATTAATGCATGGATTTGTAATAATCATGTACTAAGATTAGTATTAAATCCATTTACACCAGAGCGATTACCATTTCATGTATGTCCATATGAAATAAATCCATATCAATTTTTTGGTGTAGGCATACCAGAAAATATGGAAGATGCACAAATGGTTATGAATGGTCATGCAAGAATGGCTATTGACAACTTAGCGTTAGCTGGTAATTTAGTATTTGATATAGATGAAACTCAATTAGTACCGGGACAAGACATGAGTATATATCCTGGTAAGATATTTAGACGACAGTCTGGCATAACAGGAACAGCAATCAATGGATTAAAGTTTCCTAATACTGCACAAGAAAACTTAATGATGTTTGACAAGTTTAGACAATTAGCTGATGAGTCAACAGGTATACCATCATATTCACATGGAGCAACAGGAGTACAATCTACTACTAGAACTGCTGCTGGTATGTCTATGTTAATGGGTGCAGCTGCATTAAGTATTAAAACTGTAGTTAAAAATGTAGATGACTATTTATTAAAGCCCCTTGGAGATACGCTGTATGCATGGAATATGCAATTTAATGCAAATGTAGAACCAATTAAAGGTGATCTAGAAGTTAAAGCAAGAGGAACATCTTCTCTAATGCAAAAAGAAGTAAGATCACAAAGACTAATGACATTTATGCAAACTGCTAATAATCCTAATATTGCACCGTTTGTAAGATGGCATTCAATATTAAAAGAAATTGCAAAATCTTTAGACATAGATCCAGATCAATTAATTAATGATCCAGAGAATGCACAAATTTTTGCTAAAATAATGGGGATGACAAATGGAAATCAACAAGCTCAAGGCCCTAGTGGCCCACAAGGAGACATGGGAGCTGCTCAAGGAATACCTCCAGGGGCAAATCCGACAGACGCAACTGGAGTTGGAGGTGGCAACATCGGAACAGGAAATGTACCGCAACCAGGGGAGGATCAGTTCGCTCAGACGGCTGCTGTCCCTAGAGGAACAACTCAAGAAGGATAATAAATCTAGAAACTTTTTTAAATAATTATGGCACAATATGATACCCCACCTTTAGTAGATCCAACCACAGGTAGAATACCTACCTATAAACAAGTTATGGTTCAAGATTCAGCTACTGGAACTTATAAAGTTAAATATGAATATACTAAAATAACTAGCACTAGTACTGCAGGTGCAGATTTGACTTCTGCTTTAGCTAAGCCTATTACAGAAATGACAGGTTATGGAACTGGCACTGGAGATTCAGGTGGAGGAGATTCAGGTACTGGAGATTCAGGTGGAGGAGATTCAGGTGGAGGAGATTCAGGTACTGGAGATGGCACTGATGGAGGCACTACTACCTCTGCAATGAACAGAGAAGGTAGAGATAGAAATACAGGAGCATTAGATACTGAGAGATTTAATATTGGTACAGCATCTGTAGCAGATTTAAGTGGTGTATTAAATCCTTCAATGGGAACTAGAGTAGCAACAGGTCTTTTTACTGCACTAGCACCAACTGGTCTTAGTGCAATTTTAGGAGTAGGAAGTGCTTATCAAAAAGGCGAAGTAGTTAAGGAATTAAATGCAAGAGCTAAAGCTGGAACGTTAGGAACAAATCCAGAAACAGGTGCGTTAGCTACTAATAAAGAACTTACAGCAATGCTAGGCAATTTAAGTAAATCTTATGGTTTATTTAATAA